TTCGAGATATTATTCGCTCCGCAGCGGGGCTTAATAGCGTAGGTGGTGGAAGTGGTGAAGCTTCCGGCGTACTAGCTGCAGCTAATGCCCAACTTGGCAAAGCTTACTCACTAGGCGCCGATGGTACATGGGCTACGGATTGTGGCAAGTTGTTCGCTGATTCCGTTAAGGAAACCTTCGGAAAGGACGTACCTCGTTATGTTCCTTCCATTATGGACGCGGCAGCAGCTGCGGGCGCATGGCATCCGGCTGGTGATGGATATACACCTCAAGCAGGCGATGGCGTCGTAGTCCTTGGTGATAATCACATCGTAATCTCTGATGGCAACGGCGGATATACTGGTGCTAATTCTAGCACAGGGGTAGTTGCTAAGCAGTCCGTTGAAGGTGATTTCGGGGCGGTTACTGGGTACGTGGATACTGCTAAATTGGTAGGCACATCTGCAAGCGTATCGGCTTCTAACGATGCCCTTAAGAACGCTAACGCGCAAGCGTTGGCCAACTCCAACCTAGTGGCCGAGGCAAGGGCTAAGAACGAAGAAGTATATCAAAAGAAACTTGCTGAGGCGGAACGGAATCAAACTATCCGCGTTCGCAAGATGAATGAGGATATTACGAAACTTGACCTTGAACGTACAGGGGACAGACTCCAACTCATCAAGACTGAGTCCGATGCACAAAAGGCTCAGATTGAGGATAACGTTCGTGAGTACACCAAGGCCGTAGGGGACAAGAAACTCGCTGAGAAGAAAGCAGAGTCGGAACGATTGAAACTCGTAGCCGATACTGAACAGAAAATCAGAGAGCTTGCCTACACACAAACGACTGAAGCATTAGATCATCAGTCCAACCTGGTGAAGCTTGGCCACCTTACACAGGACCAGTCCGACGCCATCCTGGCCGAACAACTGCAAGCCTACATCGACTATTCCAAGGACGAGCTAGCTAATGCGCAGATGACAGCTACGCAACGTCTACAGATTGAGAAGAACCTAGTTGAAGCCCAACAAAAGCTATGGGAGATGGCAGGGCGTAACTTGAAATCTCGATTGAAGGAAGCAGCACGTCAATATCAAGAGGAAACTGTGAATTATGCTGACCTTGCAAAGTCGACCTTTGATAGTACCATGAGTAATATCAATTCGACGTGGACAAGTAATCTCGAGGCTATGGCCACGGGTACGAAATCCTTTAGTAAGGGGCTTATTAGCATATTCAAGGATATGACGAACAGCATTATCAAGATGATGGTGAACTTATCCTTCCAACAATATCTACAACCTAAGCTACAAGGCTTATTCGGCGGATTGGCTGGAGGCATAGGGAATATTGGTGGAGGCGGTCGTACATTCTCGAGCGGTAGGTCCTTTAGTTCAGCGTTCAGTAGTCGAGGGTTCTCGAAGTTCGCATCCGGCGGGGTAGCGCCTACAGGTATGACATTGGTCGGTGAAAACGGACCAGAGCTCCTTCAGTTCAACGCTTCCCATCGTATCTATAACGCTAGTCAAACTCGTAAGATGCTAGGTGGTAATCAGGGGAATAACGTTACAGTTAACATCATCAACCAATCTGGCCAAGCCCTTGAGTCCGAGCAACAAAGCTCGAGATTTGATGGAGAAAATTACATCATCGATGTAATGGTTAAAGCCGTAACAAATAATAAAGGAGGTGCGCGGGATGCAATTAAAGCAGCCGCAGGTTAATCATGGCAACATTTCCAAACATTAGATATCCAATATATCCAATTCAAGAAACTACACCGGATATGACCTATAAGGGCCAAGTGGAGAATATGACGATTATTAGTCGCCGTAAGACGACTAAGGCCCTACGGTCATATAACGTGAACTATAAGGTGCCCACCTCCGAGTACTTACGGCTAAGAGAGTTCTTTGATGAGGTCAACTGTTCGACAGTATTCGACTGGACGAATCCTGAAACGAAAGAAACTATCAAGGTACGATTCAGTGATCAGCTAGACTTCGCAGCGAATGACTACGGCATATGGGTTGGTACCGTGAAATTACAGGAGGCATAATATGTTAACACTTTCAACAGCTTCTATCTTGGAGAAAAACAAAATAGACGCCACAGGTGTATGGCTCATGCTCCTTGATATCGAATACAAAGGTGATATCGTACGGCTCGTGTATAACACCGAGGATATTACCTTTCAAGGGAATAAGTATATCGCGTTCCCATTCAAATTAGCAGATGTCAACCATAACTCTACTGACCTTCCAAACGTTAAATTGTCCGTGTCCAACGTGACACGGACTATCCAACGCCTGGCAGAGGATAACCAAGGATTCACTGGTGCAAATGTCATTGTCCGTGTAATAAATACAAATGTACCGAATGTGTGCGAAGTAGAAGAACACTTCGTTATTACAGGCTCCGTTGCTAATGCTGAATGGATGGAGTTCACACTAGGTACGGATTTTAGTTTCACACGTCGGTTCCCCTTAGTCCGCATCATGAAGGACTTTTGCCCTTTTAAGTTCAAAGGTGTTCAGTGTGGATACCAGGGCACCGAGACCGAGTGTAATAAGACTTTGTCACGATGTCGGGCACTAGGTAATAGCGTTCGTTTCGGAGGCGAGCCAACGATTCCACAGGGAGGTCTGTATGCATCTAACAAGTGATATGACTGACATGATTGGTACTCCATTCGAGGAGCTCAAATGTTGGGACGTAGTGGCCGAGGTGTATCGCCGTAACGGTGTTATACTTCCTAACTACACCAATATCCCTATGGACGAGTGGCAAGAGGTCAAGGAACCTACAGAGGGCAGTGTCCTGGTATTTTCCCTTAAAGGTAAGGAACTCGACCATGTAGGCGTGTATTTAGGCGATGGTCGATTCATTCACGCTACTAAGCCAAGCGGTGTATGTATCGAACATATATCTAAATATGTTCCTAGGCTTAAACATATATACGATAGAAAGGAGTAGCCGATGATTAATGTAGTGCTAGTAAGGAATCCGTTTAAACCGGATCAGCATGAAACACAATACCGCCCTTATAAGGCGAATATGCCATTAAGCTTCTACGCTAAACAAGATGGCGACTGGGTATACTCCATTAATGGCCAAGAGGCTACGCTTGATACTATCGTGAACGATGGCGATTATATCGTGGCCATGCCTCAAATCGACGGTAAGTTCTTTGGAATCATCTTAACAATAGGCCTTAGTATCGCCACAGGAGGTATCGCAAGTGGTGCTATATTTGGTATCCAAAGTTTAATCTGGCGTACAGTACTTTCCATGGCCATTGGTATGATTGGCAATATGCTCGTCAATAAGTTAACTCAGCCAAAGGCTGACCGGTCGCATACGGACTCCGCACAGGCTAATACCTATGGATGGGGAGGGGCTAAAACTGTAACCGGGCAAGGGTACCCTCTAGCCGTTACGTACGGATGTATGAAGAGTGCAGGGCTACTCTTATCTCGTCACATTATCAGTGACGGTGAAAAGCAGTACCTCAACCTGTTATATTGTGCCGGCGAAGGCGAGTTGTCCAAAATCGAGGATATCCGCATCAACGCCAATCCAATTAGTAACTACCAAGATGTGCAAGTAGATATTCGATTAGGTACCAATGACCAAACGGTTATCCCTAATTTTAATGATAACTATGCAGACCAAGTACTCAACTACGAACTTAAAACCGGGTGGAGTACACAACGTGTACAAGGGGACGCGTGCAATGCTATCGAGTTAACTATCAGTTTCCCTAATGGCTTGTATTATTCCAATGATACAGGCGGCATGGATGCTACATCGGTTACTCTTGATGCTGAAATCCGAAAAGTTGGGGAGGACGAGGAGTGGCATAAGTTACCACTCTCCAATCAAAAGGGTATGCAAGCCTTCGTTAAGAAATCCGGAGACGGATGGTCCTTTACTCGTCAAAAGTCTGATGCAGAAATCGCTGAAGGCGACTATAGGGGCAAGGTTACAGAGGCTACTAACACCGCGTTCTATCGAGTGTACCGATTCGATAATCTCGATAAGGCGCAGTATGAAGTCCGTGTTCGTTGTTCCAGTAAGGAGGGTAACTCAATCCGATACAACAATAAGGTGTACTGGAACCAGTTAACGCAGATTATATACGATGACTTCGTACATCCAGGTAAGGCCTTAATTGGTATTAAAGCTTTGGCCACATCTCAACTTAACGGCTCTGACCCTGAAGTATCCTGGATACAAGAGCGCTCCGCCGTGTATGTGTTCAACCCTTATCAACAAAAGTACGAAGTCCAACGTGCGGATAACCCGGCATGGGCGGCGTATGATCTACTTCACATGGCTCGTAAGTTTGGCGATGAGTATGTAGTGTTTGGCCAACCTCATGGCCGGATGGACTACGATGCATTTAAAGCCTGGGCCAATAACTGCGATAAGAACGGATTCAACTTTAACTATATCTACGATAGCGCTAGTCGGTTATGGGATGCGCTCAAATATCCGGAAAACGTAGGACGAGGTAAAGTCATTCCACAGGGAACTAGATTCACCTGTGTTAGTGATTATAAGTCGACACCGGTGCAGTTATTCACGGTGGCCAATATTAAGCAAGGTAGCTTCTCCGAGGAGTTCCAGGGTATCCAAAGCCGTGCCAACTCCGTGGAAATATCCTTCCTTAATAAGGATAAGGATTACGAGCGTGATGTTATCCCAGTGTATGGCGATACCTACGATGAATCGGATACACTTACCAACCCTGCACAAATTGAGCTCATGGGGTGCACTAGCCTAGACCAGGCGTTCAAACACGGTAAGCACTACCTACGATGTAATAAGTACGAGGTGCGTACTGTATCTATTGAAGCTTTCACCGACGCCATAGCGTGTACCATAGGGGATATTATTCTTATCCAACATGACGTACCTGAATGGGGCGAAGGCGGTCGGGTAGTAGCTGTTACAGGTAATACCATCACCCTTGATAAGGAAGTATCGACATTACCTGGGAAGCAGTACCAACTACTGATTCGTAACAACGCTACCGATGCGGTGACTACGTTCACAGTACTAAGTGTGATTGGTCGTAATGTAACCGTTAAGGAAACGATTGCAGTCGAACCAGGCAGCGTGTACGCATTTGGTGAATTAACCAAAGCAGCTAAACCATTTAGGGTGCTAGCTATCACGGAAGGCGGTACAGACCTTACTCGCAAGATACAGTGCATGGAATACTATCCTGAAGTGTATACGAACGATGATGGCTCTGTTCCTGTTATCGACTATAAGTCTGAGGTTGGTAGCGACATCGAGGATATAGGCCTCGTAAGTGATGTATACGGTGCGAATGGCATTATGTACTCACGAATCGCCGTCCGTTGGCAACTGCCTCGTGATGGCAAGATAACCAACGTAGTAGTTAACTATCGGAACGCTAAAAGCGATACCTGGAAATATGTGGGGAACTTCCCCGCATCACCTAATAGCACAGAGATATCCGATGTACTATTAGGCGCTACTTACGAGGTTAAGGTGCAAGCGATTAACGATTTAGGGCAACTCACCACTGGGGTTACTAAGGAAATCGTGATTCCTAAGATGCAAGCGCCTGGCGATGTGCAGAACCTACATGTTATTAGTCGATATAATCTAACCGCTGATAAGAGCGTGTACTATGACCTTCAAGTGATGTTCGAGCCACCGGCTAATCCTGGCAATTTTGATAGCGCTGAGGTGTGGTACAAGCTTAAGTCTAAGAATGGCCAAGTTATCACCGGTCAAGATTGGCAGTACGCGGGTAGTAGTAACAGCCAGGTTATTATCAAAGCTTTGGGCCCTGGTGAAGAGTACGAGGTTAAGGCTGTGGCCGTGGATAGGTTCGGTAATCGTTCCGATACTGCCCAGGTAGTTGACGTCATAGTCAAGGCGATGGACGAAGTACCGGACATGCCTAAGAACTTTACTGTATCATTCAAGGACCACGCCACCGCATCATGGAACGATGTATTAAACGCTGACGTGGATTACTACGAACTACGCACCGATAATAACCATGGCAAGGATACCAACGCATTACTTGCGAAGGTGAAAGGTACATCCGCTAACCTACCACTTACGAAACGAAGTGGCACGGTGTACTTGTACGCACGTAGTACGCTAGGTAAGTATTCAACGCCGGCAACGTATTCGTACAACTTGCCACAGTTAGAGGCCCCTACGTTTGAGGTCAAGGACCAACTCGGAGGATTCAGCCTGTACTTCGGGGCGAAGCCTCCACAGGCATATGTAATCCGTTGCCACGTTATTGGTGATGATCGTACAGACGATTTAGAGACAACGTCTAGCATGCTCACCTACTCTAATAAAGCCGGGGTATATCGTGTGCGGTGTGAATATGTCGACGTGTTCGGTAGTAGCTTAGTCACTGAGAAGTCGGTCACTATTAAGGATAGGGTTGATAAGAGCCTACTTGATGCGGAAGCATTGGGGCTAAAAGCTATGGACGAATCAATTCAAGCGATGAGTTCTGCAGTTGGAACGATGAAAACCTCTGTTAATGGGTTTGAATCTAAATTAGTCCAACTTGATAAGGGTATTACGCAAAAGGTAACTGACCTTAATAAGAACATATCCGGTCAAATTACTACGCTATCCAATGGTATTGACCTTAAGGTGACACAAGCCATCGGGAATATGAATGGTAAGGATATTGTTAGTCGGATTAACTTATCCCCGGAAGGCACTCGAATTGAGGGCAAGATATTACATGTAACTGGCCAAGCACTATTCGATAATAACATCATCACGGAGGGTATGCTCCAAGCTAACTCCGTGAGTGCGGATAAGATACAAGCATTATCCATTAGTAGTGACAAGTTACAAGCGGATAGTGTTACCGCTGATAAGTTAAAGGTGGATAGCCTTGACGCTATCACGGCAACGATTGGTACGCTCCGCACTAAGACGAGTGGCGCAAGAGTTGAGATATCTGATAACTTAATTCAAGTATTTGATGATAACAATGTACTGAGAGTGAGGTTAGGCCTATGGGACGGCTAATTAAATGGTTAAAAGTAAAGCTGACTTCGTTGTTTAGAAAGAAAGGTGATATTGTGCCAGCTGGAATACAAGTATTT